GTGCCCGGTACCAGAACTCCTGCCCGGCCCTGAGCCCCATCTGCTGATAGAGCTGCTGCGGATAAGGCACGGCGGCGAGCAGCACAGGCTTTTCGCCGTCAGCGGTCACGCTGTACTGAATCTCGGTGCTCAGCGTGTCGCCGCTGTCGGCCGGGAATGCCCAGGTAATGTTGATGCCAAACACGACATCATCCGTGGCGGCCAGGCCGACGGGCTTCGGCACATCGCCCGAGCGCCCGGAGAGGTGGGTCAGCGTCGATGTGGCCCACAGGCTGGATGCGCCCCCAGAGTTGATCGCCCGGACGCGCACCAGGTAATCGCCCGCGAATATGCCCGGTACTTCGATGCTTCTCAGCCCTGTTTCCGGGGTATTGATCCACTCGTTGTCCCCGCGCTTCCACTGCGCCTGATAGGCAACCACATCGGCCTGGGGTTTGCCGTTCTTATCCAGAGACGCGTCCCATGTTGCCACCAGTGTGGCCACTCGCTGCCCCTGGCGAACGGCATCATAGCCAGAAATAGTGACGTTACCCGGTTGAGCCACCAGCCCGGTGGGAATAAGGCTGATCGGCGGAATGTCCAGCCGCGCATTATTATCCACGGCATCATATTTCGAGGTGTTGTACTCAGCGCCGGTAATGGTAAAGGTGTTTTCCTCGTCGTTGTACCTGAGGTTAGTCACCCGGAAATACTGCAGTCGCAGCTGCCCTGCATCGATGACAAAGACCGCATCCGGCGCAGGCATCGCGACAAACGGCGTGGCCACAATCAGCTGATTGCCGTTTACCGCCTGAATGATGCGACTCTCCACGGTACCGCCCTGCGTGCGGATCATCAGCGTATCACCGGGTACCGCGCTGGTGCCCCGGTCAGTGGCGACCGCCCGGATGGATGCGTCATAATCCGTTATGCGCCCGCCGTACACCCGGCCAGAAACACGTTCATCTGCAAAGGCGAACACGGTACCGGGCATAAAGGCAACGCCGTCCAGCCCTGTCTGAACAGTAATGATGCGGTCAAGGTAGTTGGAATAGACCGCCCAGCCACCGCGCCGCTGCGCCTCGCTCTCGCGGGTACAGCCGATGGCTGTTATCTGCGTCTGCTTAAACTTGAACTGCTTCACCAGGTCAGGGAACATCACCGCCGTGGTGCGGTCCTGATAGTGGTTATCCGGATCGCTGAAGTTAATCAGTGCGCTGGAGTAGCGGTTCTTTTCGCTACCGCTGGAGTACGTGGGCTTACCCACCACCGAGGCGCGGGTGAGGATCTGCAGCTTCGAGGTATCGACTGGCATATCAGAGACAACATTGAACATGTTGTTGCCCCAGAATGTCATCCCATTGAAGCCAGCAGCGATATCTTTGATCACCTGCCATGCATCGGCCTGCGACTGGATGTAGACGTCGAACATGAAGCGCGGCTCTGTGCCGCTGCCCCCTTTGCCGTCCGGAACCAGCTGATCACAACGCTGCGCGATGCGGTAAAGCTCCCACTTATCCAGCATGTCTGGCGTTACGCGGCGGCCGAGTCCGAAGCGTGGCTCGGTCAGGACATCGAACCAGATCCACGCCGGGTTGTTTGACCAGGCCCATTTAAACGTTCCATCCCATGTGCCGCTGTAGGTTCGCGTTATCGGATCGTAGTTCGAGGGAATGCGGATAATGCGACCCTTCGGCATACAGGATATTTTCGGAATGCTGTTGAACGACTTGGCGTTAAAGGAGACGTACAGCAACGCTGTATGCGGGTAGCGCAAGCGGGCGTCAATCACCTCAGTGATGGCCTGCACCTGCGTCTTGTTCTGCAGCAGCTGGCTGGTGCTGTCGGCGGTGTCGCGCACGACGCGGATCTGCCAGCCTGTGCTGGCCTTAGGCAGGTTGATGCGGTGCGTGAGCTCATACAGAGAGCTGAGCTTTTCGGTCACCGTTTTGGTCAAGACCGTTTCGTAAGAGCCACCATCCGTGGCCACGTCGATATGGTAAGTGACAGAGGTACCGACAATATCACCGTTATTTTCCTGCTGCTGCAGACCGGAAATGCCGATCCGGACCAGCACAGCGTCAATCTGGGTATTGCTGAATGCGCGCGTCCAGGGCGTGGCGTTCGTCAGTGATACGCCAATGGTGGTTTCGTTCTCCACCGC